GGCTGACTACCTCATGTCGATCAGGCGCGTGCGCCGCGTGCTCATCGTCTGCCCCGTGTCGATCATGCACGCCGCATGGATGAACGACTTCAACCAGAGCATCATCCACCGCAGCGCCGTGGTGGCGCACCACTCCGACGCCAAGCGCCGCATCGCTGCGGTGCAGGGTGACTACGAGTTCGTCATCGTCAACTACGATGGGCTGCAGATCATCGGCCACGCGGTGCGCAGCGACGGGCGCTTCGATCTCGTCATCGTCGATGAGGCGAGCGCCTACGCCAACGTGTCCACGCAGCGGTGGAAGGCGTTGAACAACATCCTCAAGCCGGAGACTCTGCTATGGATGATGACCGCCACCCCGGCAGCGCAATCGCCCGAGCATGCCTATGGGCTCGCGAGACTCGTGAATCCGAGCGGCGTGCCCGGCTACAAGGGAGCGTGGCGGGACAAGGTGATGGTGCGGCTGACCCAGTTCAAATGGGCGCCCCGGATCAACGCCAAGGAGATCGTGTTCGAGGCGCTGCAGCCGGCGATCCGCTTCACCAAGAAGCAGTGCCTCGACCTGCCGCCGGTCATCGTGCAGACGCGCGACGTGGAGATGACGCCCCAGCAGAACAAGTACTACAAGCTGATCAAGGATCAGATGGTGGCGATGGCGGCGGGCGAGAAGATCAGCGCGGTCAACAAGGGCGTGATGATCAACAAGCTGCTGCAGGTCAGTGCAGGGAGTTGCCGGACTGACGACGGCGACATCATCGAGTTCGACGCGGCGCCGCGCCTCAACGTGCTGCGCGAAGTTCTCGAAGAGACGCAGCACAAGTTCCTGATCTTCACCACGTACACGGCGTCGATCGTGCGCCTGCACGAGTACTTGAACAAGATCGGGTACGCAGTGGACATCATCGACGGCAACGTGCCGATGAGCCAGCGCGGCGACATCATCAACCGCTTCCAGCACACGGACGAAACGCGTGGGCTCGTGATCCAGCCGAAGGCCGCTGCGCACGGGCTGACGCTGACCCGGGCCGACAACGTGATCTTCTACGGCCCGCTCGACAGCGTGGAGCATTACATCCAGTGCATCGCGCGTGCCGACCGCAAGGGCCAGATCGCCGACAAGGTGACGGTCACGCACATCCAGAACAGCCCGGTGGAGCGCGCTGCGTTTCACCGGTTGGCAGGACGCGTCTCTGAGAGTACGCTTCTCAGTGGACTGTTCGACGAGATCGTCAAATGAAAGGAGGCCCCCGGGCGTTGACCGCACGCCCATGTATGTCTAGAATTAACCATCCACAACAAGGAATCGCATGAGCGAACCAACTACCGTTACGCCTGAAGAAGTGCCGCTTGAGCGGCTTGCCAAAATGTACGTGCGAATGCGCGACAAGATTCAAGACCTGACGCGTGCCCATGAGGCCGAAGTCGAAGCCATCAAGGCACAGCGCGATCTCGTGGCCAACGCCATGAAGGACCGGGTGCTCGCGATGGGCGGGGGCATCAGCTCCGTCAAGACCGTGTTCGGCACGATCATGCTGCGCACCGCGACTCGATACTACGCGCAGGACTGGGACGCCTTCGGCAAGTTCGTCATCTCTACCGGGGACGTGTCCCTGATGGAGAAGCGCATCGCCCAAGGCAACATGGCCGAGTACCTGACGAACCACCCCGAGGAACCCGTCCCCGGCCTGTCGTCGATGTCCGAGATCGAAGTCACCGTCCGTCGTCCCAACGCTGCCAAGTAGCAGCACAACACACTCTGGAGAACCGCTTGAACCAAGTCACTGTGTTTCAACCCAACCAGCTCCCCGCGCACCTGCGCGGCGTGGCTATCTCCGACACCGCCAAGGCTCTGGCCGGTGGCGGGCAGACGGGCAACCGGCTGTCGATCAAGGGCGGCGTGTTCCGTCTCGTCGTGGATGGCAAGGAGATCGCTGCTGTCGAGGATCGCCACCTCGACGTGGTGATCGTCGCGGCCGCGCCCAAGGTCAGCCGCACGTTCTACACGAAGGCATACGACCCGGAGAGCCCCTCCGCGCCGGACTGCTGGAGCCAGAACGGCGACATCCCCGACCCCAGCTCGACCATGAAGCAGTCGGCCACCTGCGCCTCCTGCCCGCAGAACGTCAAGGGCTCGGGCCAAGGCGACAGCCGCGCCTGCCGCTACTCGCAACGCGTTGCCGTGGTGCTGGCCAACGATGTCGAGGGCGACGTGATGCAGCTCAGCCTGCCGGCGCTCAGCCTGTTCGGCAAGGCCGAGGGCGAGAACCGTCCGCTGCAGGAGTACGCGCGCTGGCTCACGGCGCAGGGGATCGACCCGACGATGCTCGTCACCCGGCTGAAGTTCGACACGAAGTCCGAGAGCCCCAAGCTCTTCTTCAAGCCGATGCGCTGGCTGGAGCAGGACGAGTTCGACATCTGCCGGGCAGCGGGTGCGAGCGCCGACGCCAAGAAGGCGATCGCGCTGAACCCGGCGCAGATGGACGGCGTGGGCCCGGCCCCGGCCGAGACTCCGGTAGCTGTTCCGGGGAACCGCCCGGCAGTGGCACCGGCTGCGGCCGCACCCGCCCCGGCAGCGCCGCCGGCCGAGGAGGTGGAGCCGCCCGCCCCGCCGCCCCGCCGGACGCGCCAGAAGGCCGCTGCAGCGCCCGCAGCGCCCGCGGCGGCACCTGCACCTGCCGCGGCACCCGCCGAGCCGGAAGAGCCCATCCTGAAGGCCAACGGCTCCGCGCCGCCGGCCGTGGCCACGGGCGCGCTGGCCGACGTGCTGGACGCTTGGGACGACTAGCGGCACCGGGGCGCCTTCGGGCGCCCCGCCCGCTCTACCACCATGAAGTACCGGAAACACGTTCGCGATGCAGTGGCGACGAGCGGAGACACGCTCGGGCCCCAGCTCGGGCGCGCTGCCGTGCGCCTCGGATTCTCCGTCGTGCAAGTTGCCCGCATCACCGGCGCTACCCGCGCTACGGTGTATAGCTGGTTCTATGGCAACCACGTCTCGAATGCCTATCGCACGACCGTCACCCGCCTTATCAACATCTTGAGCGACGCGCCGACCGAAGCCGCCGCTTGGAGCCGTGCATGCAAAGCCTTCCCTACCCCAACACTCTCACGGACCGTGAACTCGTCCGCATCGCCGACGCTCATCTCCTGACTAACGACTCGCTGCCGCTCGACTGGCAGCGCGTGCTCATCGACCGCATCGCCGATACCGTGCCTCCGTTCCGGCCCGAGCCCCACCCGATCCGGGTGCAGGCAGCGTCCGATGGACGCGGGTGACTTCCTAACCGCAGTCCTTCCCAGCACCGGCATCTACTGCGTCGTCGAACTGTCGTCGCCTCGCAGGCGGCACCTGTTCGTCGACACGGTGGAGTCGGCACTTGCCGGTGCAGAAGGATTCGCGGCCAGCGAATTCAACACGTACTTCGCGCTCGCCTCCTTCAAGGAGAAGGGGAGCCGCGAAGCAGTCAACGCGCAGTTCATGCGCAGTCTCTTCATCGACATCGACATCGACGCCGATGGGGAGCAAGGGCTCTACACGTCGAAGCGCGAAGCGCGTGTTGCGCTCGACACGTTCCTGCAGAACTCACGTCTCGACACGCTGGGCCCGCCGCTGCTGGTCGACTCCGGTGGCGGCATGCACGTCTACTGGCCGCTCAGCGAAGACGTGGCGATCGACGCATGGAAGCCGGTCGCCGAGCGCCTGAAGCGCGCTGCGTTCGCGTGCAGCTTCAAGATCGACATGAAGGTCACGGCCGACGCAGCGCGTGTGCTGCGCGTGCCGGGCACGCTCAACCACAAGTACGACCCGCCGAAACTGGTGAGCGTCAAGGAGCCCGGGGTCACGTTCGACTTCGATGCGATCGCCGACCTGCTGCCGGAGAACGAGGCGCCGAGCACTGCCGTGGCGCTGCCGACGCTCAACATCCCCGGCAAGCGGCCGACCGTCAACGGTGCAGTGGCACCCGTCGCCACGGCGCTGGCCAACCACATCGACTCCAGCTTCGATCTGCTGTTGGACCGGTCGCTGGCAGGCACGGGTTGCCAGCAGGTGAAATGGTTCCACGACAACGCCGAGCGCTCGAACATGGAGGGCATGTGGCGGGCGATGCTGTCGATCGCGAAGTACACGACCGAGGGCATCGAGTCCGGCCGCGAGATCAGTGAGTGGCATCCCTACGACGAAGCACGGCTGCAGAAGAAGTGGATCGAGATCAAGGGGCCGTACTCCTGCGGCGCCATCGAGGCGGAGAACACGGGCGGCTGCGACGGCTGTCCGCACCGCGGCAAGATCACCAACCCGCTCAAGCTGGGCTGGGCGATCCCGGTGCCTGCACCGACGCC